GAACATAGTGCTGCACCATCACCAATTGCAGAAGCACCCGCTGTGAACGCATTGTTCAGGATAGCGGCAGCCTTGATCTGCTTGGTTTGAGCCATTGAACGAGCCAATGCCTTGGTGTAACGCGACGCTAGTCGGTCATACAAGTTATCTTCGATGGCTTCTTCAGTAATACTGAAGGCCAACGCGATGGTTTCGTGAGTGTAACGAGCGGTATAAGTCTCTTGTGCATCGTCAAAGCTGATGGCAGTGCCTTCGCCTTTAACAGGTGCAGTCGAAAAACCGCCAAGCATAACTTCCTCTTCAAAGGCTCTGTCCGAAGACTCTTCCTCAAAGATTTCTCCATGCTCGTTTTCGTAACGATTATATTCCAATCCAAACAGTGCATTTAGACCGGGTTCTAGCTCTTTCGCTAATTGTGCGCGAGAAATAGCCATTGTTTAGCCCTCCTTAAATGCCCGTTGTAGACGCAGTAGTCTGCGAATCAAAACGGCTACTTGGTGAATTGAAATGAGCGTTAAGTCTCACAATAAATGGAATACCGGCAGCAGTGTAATCACTATTACCTGCGTCATCCATAATACCAACTATACGAAGCGGAAGCGTCGCAGTAGTGGCAATTGTTGAAACGCCCAAGGCGGATGTTGAACTACCGTTGTCGGTAGAACCTGACCTAGCAGATGTGCCTAGTGACGCGTTCGCGAAGACAGCGGCTTGAGCAGTTGCTTTGTCAGTCAAAGTGGCGTCAGACGCTACCTTGAATAGTTGGTTTGGATTGTCTGCAACAAACGCTTTCACAGGATGATTTGTGTCAACGCTTACTGCACCCGATCCGGGCCAGTAGTTAATAAAAACCGGTTTCTTTGAAACCGAATCGACGTACTCCACCCCCATCAGGACACCTAACGCTTGCGTAGTACCACCATTGGTAGCACCTGCTTGGTCAATAACGCCAGCGGCCAGAGGGACGCAGATAGCATATTGAAAAATAGCGTTAGTGTTATTGGATGCGATTTCGTACTGAGTTACCCCAGTAGAATTAGCCGCAGAGCCAGTAAGCCCGATAGGACGAAGACCATAGGCAGTATTTGAGTTTGCCATTTTAGTTTCTCCTAATTAGGGCAGTCCATTATCTTTTTGGACCACCGAAGGTTACACGAGATTGACGATCAGCATTGCTGATCTTCATGGTTGAGTGTGCATTCTCGCGCATCATATCGTGATCTACCGCTTCCATTTGGTCCTGACTACGTTTATTAAAGTAATCAGTCCTCTCGGCTACAGTTTCTAACGGTATTCTGGCAAGAAGCAGTCCGCCTACTCCAAACACACCTTGATATTTACCTGATTCGACAACTGGCGATTCAAAATCGGGGTATTCATCCTTACGGACCAATTCCCAACCTTCACGCATTTTGGCACTGATGTTCTTTGTGTCATCAAATCCTCGCGTTTCGGCGCGAATCCAACGATGCTTAAAGCCATCAGGGGCAGGTGGTGCATCTAACATTGACGGGGGAGCCCATGGCTTACGAAGCGCCTGTTTCTCCCTAGTTTCGTTTGCGCGAGCAGTACGTTTGATGGTAGCACCCATTTCTTCTTTATTTTGGTCTGTCATCTTCATTACTCCTTCACGTATTTCGCATATTCTTCAAGCGGCACACCCAATTTCTTCGCTATCGCGACTTGGCTAGGGGTGAGTCTAACCTTTTTCCCACTGCGCCCAGAAGTGTTTCTTGAGGCTCCTACAACCGTCTGAGCGGGTCGTCTGTTAGAAGCCGTAGCACCCATATTAAACTTAGAAGCAATACGGTTGTCTAACTCAGTATAGTAGTCATCGCTCTGGGGGTCAAATCCTTCTTCTTCCACCAATTTTTTGTGGATTCCAAAGGCTGCGTAAGTCATAGCCTCATCAGAACCGAACCAGCTATTTTTCATAGCCCATTGTTCTGCTTTAGGGTCTGGCCTTTTAGGTTGTTGAGCAGGCATAGGACGTTGCGCTTGATACTGCGCAGCAGCTTGCGCTTGTTGTTGCGCCCTTGCAGATTGAGCTTTTGCTTGCGCCGCACGGTCTGCTTGGATAGCTAAACCAGTCAAAGCACGTTGTGCTTCTACAGTGGCTTGACTATCACCAATTTCAATAGCTCGCGCTAAAGCAGCCTCGGCTTGTTGCATTTGCGTAGACACACGGTTGGAATACTCAGACACGTAATTCGTGTCCAATGTCTGCATACGCTGTTTAATTTGTTGCGATTCGTTTTGAACGCCTTGTGCGTAACGTATAGCTTCTTGCTCACGCCGCTCGGCTTCTCGCATTTTTTTAGTAAGCCTATCAATCCTCTTTTGTGTAGAGGTTTCAGCTTTTTGAAATTGATCTTCGTCATTAGACGAGGTTTCACTATTTGAAAGGTCCTCAGAAACTTCTACTTCAGTTTCTACAGAATCCCCCAAGTCTAATTCGACTTGTTCTTTTTCGGCTTCAGCCATAATTATCTCTCCTTACGTTAATTGGTGTATATCTTCTGGATCAAGAATAGTGGATAAGATTTCATCATCGTTAAGAATCCGAACTTCTCCACCGTCGATTTGGAACCTAGAACCAGCGTAACGGGCAAACATGACCCATTGCTTTTCTTGACACCAAGGTCCAGATGGGAACTTTGTTTTGTCGGCATAGGCCAAAGGCCCAACTTTTAAAACGTATCCAACCTGTGTTGATACCTGACTTTTTTCCTGAACCTCATTAGGTAAGAAAATACCGCCAGCGGTTTTTGCTTTGCCTTGATAAGGTAGGATTAAAATGCGCCACCCGGTCGGGTTGGGCATTCTGTCCAGAAGTGTTTTACCAATCATCTCAGGGTTGAGACGAGGCTTTTCAGTGTAAGCGTCGGCTAAGTTTGGAGTTTCGTCCTTCTTTTCCGGCGTTGGTTTGATTGGTTCTGACGGACCAGACTCTGCTTGTATATTAAAAGCAGCATTTGGTGCGGCAGACAAATCAATTTTTGTTGATTTAGTCATCAGATCGCTCCTGTTTATCTAGCAGGCTCTTGAGTTCCTGTTCCACGTGATTTAGACATTCCAGATTGCCCATAAGCTCACGATATTGCTCCATAGATTTAACATTACCAAATATCATTAAATCTACCACCGATTGTCGCCTTTCTCTCAAGACTCGAAAGACCGCTTCGGCTATATAGATGTCGTCCATTTACCCCTCGCATATTATCGAACAATGTCCGATATTATCGTAGCACACTATGTATAGGATGTGCTAGGACAAAGTATTAATTTATGCGATTATCTCAAAGTGAGGTCCATCTATAAAAGGTCTACGTCCTTGGCTTCTGCGTAAATCAATATAAGCGTTCATGGCTTCTTCTGCCGTACCCTCATAATCACGTATGTCACCTTCGGACCACGCGGCACCCCATTTTATTGAGATACCTACTTCTTGCGCTGCTTTTTTAAAGGCATCGCAAATGTCATCATACACGTTTATTTCCCAAACTACGTCCGAACCGTCATAGGCAACCACGTCTACTGCGTGACAAAACCCGTCTTCTTGTATCAGATGTTTGGACTTCATTGTTTGTGATCGGCCTGATTTATAAAGCCTCTCTTGTTCTTCAAGGTCTCTTACCCCATAAGTAACACCAAAATCCACGTTAGTGTAACCAATTGCTTTTTTTACCACTTCTTGTAATTTAGGGTGAACGCCTTCCAGTTTTCCTAAACTGCGGCTAGATAACTTAAAACTCATTTTGCTACGCCTTTCGTCTTTTCGAATGATCTGAGACCGCCCAGACCCAACATGCCCATGAGAACGGGCATCATTACTGACATGTCGGCTTGTGGTATCACCACGCCAAAACCTGCTGCAATAGGGGAAATTAAAAAATTTACGGCTAAACCAAGAACACAAACATGACCGCATAAAGGCCTCCAAGAAGACTGAAACCAGTTTCCTTTAGCATCGGCGGTATTTAGCGCAATTTGCGCAAGAGCTATCTCCTGCCCATGTTTTTCGGCCATGGTCCCAATCTCATGGGCCAACTTTGCCTTTTGGTCTTTGTCTTCGATAAACTTATCAAGAAGGCCTGAAACAGGACCTATAAGTTGCTGTAACATAAATAGCCTCCTGCGACTTTACACATTTTATCTTATATCTAAACGGAATATAAATAAAGAGTCTTATTACTTTTTAGGCGGCTAACCATTTTACCCAAAACATTAATCCAACAAAGCCACCTACGATCATGGTAATTGCAATAGCCCAGCCTAAATATTCCATGTTTCTAGCTTTACGAGCTTTAATTTCCAAAGCTTCTTGTCTACGTTTCTTACGAGCTTCGGCTTGAAAACGAACCCAGTCGTCATACAATCCGGGCCGACCGTACAAGCGCATCATCGAAATTAATTCGTTTTCTATTGTCTTGATTTTTTCAAGAGCCATAAACTCTTCAAAATCATCCTCTGTTTTACCACCCAACGCAGAGAACAAACTGTTCTTTTTCTTATCGCCCCGACGTTTAAGGTCCTCTTTGGCACCCACCATCTTTCCGATAGCGCCCATGGCATCAGAAAGATCGCGGCCATTAGCCACGACTTGTTTTACTACGGCAAAGCCTGCGTTAAAAGCGGCTAGTTCAGCTAACAAATAAAATTGCTCCTACGTAAAATAGTAAAAAGTTAAATTAACTTTACATAATTTTACATAGGTCGTCGATAGTTTTAACCACCCCCAGCTAACGAACCCAGTCCTTGTTGCGATTCGGGTCGTCTAAACGGATTAGCTGATACAGGCATTGTTGGTGTGACTCCGGCCAAACCAAACGAACTGGCTGAACGAACGTCTGGTGGGACATACGGTGTAGTAACGTCAATAGGGTCACTCGCGTCGCCGGTATCATCACCTACACCTAAGTCTCCAACAGGGTCTACGGGTGTAACGGTATAAGAACCGTCGCCTGTTCCAGTATTTCCGCCGGGATAAACCCCACTGAGGTCTATGTTACCTATACCGGAAAAGTCTATACCACTATAATCAAAACCATCTGGGTACATTTCGTAGAAATTGTTAAGACCTGCCAAGGTTTCTGGAGTCATACCGTCAATATTAACCCCATCCGGAATAAACGGATAAGGGTTGTCTGTATCATTTACGGTTGGATTGTACGGATCACCGCCTTGGTTACCCATATTGTTTCCGGGGCCATTACCCATACCGGGACCGCCGTTAGGGCCACCTTGTCCGGGACCACCAAAGGTAAAGTCGGGTTCAAAGCCTCCGGCGTCAAACCCTTCTCCAAGGTTAAGGTTTAAACCTGATAGATCAAGGCCGCTAAAATCTAAACCGGGGTCAAATGCAAACTCTGGGGTGTAGGTAGTGCCAACCGCTTCATCTACCGCGCCTTGTGGTGGGTTAAATGCTGGTTCGGTTTCCGGTGAAAAACCACCACCTTCTGGACCGTAACCACCGGGACCAAGCCCGCCAGTAACGCCCGCAAATGGATCAAAGCCCGGTCCGCCACCCCTTGTATCAGGTAAAGGTTCTCCACGAGTCCCTCCACCTAATTCTGGATCGCTATACAAAGAAGGGTCTACGCCGCCGACATTAACATTATTTAAGTCAAACCCTCCAGACATATCGCCAAAACCGCCTATGTCGATACCACTAAAATCTAACGTACTTAGATCAAAAGTGCTGCCGTCAGGTAAGGATATAGTGTCTGAGGTGTCACCCGCAACATCGTCCAGATAATCACCTTGTCCTACAGACCCGGCCATGGTTTCAATACCTGTGGGCTCGCTTATATCAACTGTTCGACCGGGAGGCACCTGACCGGGACCATCTCTAGGTTCAATATAGTTAGAACCCATTTGTTCTCTGGGACTCATAGGAGACACACCACGAGTACCGCCAAAACCGGGTTCTACACCCAAATCAGGGTCGCTGTACAAAGACGGATCAACCGTAGGTGTTACAGGTGGAGCAACCGGTTCGGGTTGTACAACCGGTGGAGGTACTTGCACAGGTGGTGGAACAACCGCTTCTGGTGGTGCTTCGGGCAAACTTCCAATGCCCCGACGCATATCGTTCGGTAAAGGCTCTTCAAAATCATCTACAAAAGTAGGTGGTGGAACCTGAACAGGCGGAGGCGGAGGTGCTACCGCTGCCGGAGGAGGCGGAGGTGCTACCGCTGCCGGAGGAGGCGGAGCAGGTTGCATAACCGGTGGAGGTACTTGTACTGGCGGCGCTACAGGAGGTGCCGGTGGCGCAGCCGGAATATTAAATTCTTGTTGTATCTGCGCTAAAACCTCTGGAGAAATCTGAGGTATTGGCGGAGGTGGTGG